ATTGTCTTAAGGATGAACGAAGACCTTTAGCTAAAGTAAGGGATGTGAAGACTCGTATTTTTACGATGGCACCTGTATCCTGGACTTTGGCTATTAGAGCTCTTACCATGCATTTTACTGCTGCGTTTTATGCAGCACATCTTAATTTTTATTCGGCAGTAGGAAGTGATCCTTACTCTCCAGAATGGACAAAACTTTTTAGGCGTCTTCGTGAAGTCGGACGCAAAGCAGGAGATGGTGATTATGGACAATATGATGGGACATTAGATCCAGATCTCATGTATGAGGCTTTACATTTGATGTGCAAGTGGTATGTACATCATCTTAAAGGTAGACCACTGAAGATAGTTATTGGTTCGAGGTTGTTTGAATTTACTGCAGAGCAGCTTGAGAAAGCATATGAAATTATGGCAACTGATTTTGTGCATACAGTGCAATTGGTTTTTGACATATTACATCAGAAGTGTCAGGGAAATCCGTCTGGAAATCCCCTCACTGTACTTGTGAACACAATAGTGGGTGCATTCTATTTAATGTTATGTTTTATAGGTTTGTACCAAAGGTGGGACAAAGTAGATAAGCCATATATGAATATGGATAGTTATGAAAAGTATGTCAGAGATGCCATTTATGGAGATGACAATGCATTTACAGCAGCAACAGCAGTGGAGGATTTTTTCAACCCACGAGCAATCGGCGAATACCTAGCCGAATATGGTATCGAATATACCACAGCAGATAAATCTGGAATCCAAACTGAATGGAAAGATATCGATGAACTTCGATTCTTGAAGAATGGTTTTGGTAGCCACCCAATTTATCCAAGTATGAAGATGGCAACAATGGAAAACGATACGATTGTAGAATTGACCAACTGGCAGCGCGAAAGTGCTGATGACGATGAACAACTGCGAGTGCAGTGTGATAATGCGTTACGGTTCGCTTATTTCCACGGAAAAGAGTATCATAATAACCTTTTGAATAAGATCAATGAGGCCCTGAGGGATGAAGGAATTCGCGGTTTCGCGAGTGATTTCTATATGAAGGACCTCGATTTTACGAAGAAGTTTTGGACTTAGATCCATTACTTGTACAGGGTACGTGGCACTGACCTATATGGTTTGTAAATATAAAAGAGCACTCCCTGGGGATATATGATTCGGTTATAAGTGAAC